ACCATATCGTCGACGAATTCTCGCTCCCGAGGTATGAGGTGCCCATCGTCGTGACCGGCGCAGTATTTCGCCATCTCCAGCCACGATGGCCCTTCGGTGTTGCTGAAGCCCTTGTTGACCGCGGCGGAGTCTTTTCCTTCCTGGTATCCGGCATCGTAGACGCGCTTCATCTCCGACTCTGAGAGCTTCCCGCCCTTAACGCGTGCGGCAAGCTCGTGGAAATCGGTGCCGGCGCTGTTGAGCGTTCGTCGAATGGCATGCGCAGCCGCGACCACCTCACCATCCTTATCGGAGGCGAGCAGCTTGATTAGCTTCTCAAGCTTGTCTGCGGCGCCCGCGTCGATCATTTCCAGCACCGATCCTTGTGACCGCACAGGCGGCATTTCCAATTGTTTGGATCGTCCGTCATGCGTGGCAGTAGCTCGCCGCGTTTTGTTGCGTCGACGATCGTCTGCACGCGCTGGAAGGCGGCTTCGGCGAGCTCGGTGTCGGCCGGGACAAGGATATGAAGCCGCTCGCAGTTATCAGCGTTGGTCGCGGTGAAGATGGCGGGGTTAGCGTCGACACCTAGGTAAAACTGATAGAGCGCGACCTGCACAGCGTACTGCGGATATGCCTTCGCCAATCCGTCGCGCTCTAGGGATCGCCAACCCCTCGCGTTGATCGCTTTGTGCTCCCAGAGGCACGGATAGGTAGTTCCGGGGATCTCGGGTCCGGAAAGGAAGATCCCATCGGCATGGCCGCGGAGCCAGCCATCGAGCGCTTCGAATTCAAGCCGATCTTTGTCGGCGAACCGGAAACCGGCCTTCTCGAAATGAGTCTTACTCTGGGTCTCAAAGAAATGCCCGCGTGCGAATATGTTTCGCGTTCGCGTTGCGTGTGTCGGATCACACATCCAATCGAATTGGACCTTGCGAATACATGGATGTCCGACTGCGGAGGCACCGAGATAGTTGCGGGTTCGCTCCGGATCGGCACGCGCGCCGGCATCGAGCAGCGCGTTGATGGTGATACTCACGGGCGCGGCGGAAGCTTCGGTGCGGTTGAAATCGATGGCCATGGCGCACCCTATGCGAGGCCCGGAATCGGATCGTTCCAGGGGGTATCTTCTGTCGTCGGCCCCGTCGGTGGCTGACGGGTAATCTGATGCTCACCGAGATCGCGAGCGTGTATGGCCTTCCGGATCAACCTGAAGGCGTCGCCGAGAAACATGATCATCTCGTCGCGCGAGAGCTCGGCTAAGGGAACGCCCCAGTCGATTTTGCTTGCGGCAAGCTCCGGTAGAACACAGGCGATCGCGCCGGCGTCCCACGGGTCGGGGTCGAGGCCAGTCTGCTGAAGCTGCTTCTCGGTATGGAGCCCGTTCGCTGTCGCCTGTGTGGCCCGCTCCCTGATCCAGGCGAACAAGATAGAGGCGACGATCCAGCCCCATTCGGTGTCACCAAGCCGCCCGACCGGCGTCATCGGCGGCACCGTGCCCGAGCGGACGACATTGCGGGCAGCCGCGATGGCCTCGGCAGTTGCCTGCCGAAGCCATGCGCCTTCGATCGCGCTGGGCGATGGGAACCGGAGGGGAGCCTTCCGGCGCCGGCTCATGACGCCCACGCTGGCTTGACGATCTTGTTGCGATCGCCGTCCGACGCTGTCGGTGTCGAAGGTGTGGCCGCCCGGTCGATTTGTTCGACCGCGTGCCACTCCTTCATTTCGGGCGTGATAACGCGCTCAAGGATATTCTTGTCCTTGTAACCGTTACTACCCTTCTCGACGCCGATCTTCGCGATGAAACGAAGGCCGTCAAAGTCTTCGTAACCGGCAACGCTCCGGGCTTTCTTCGCCGCCTCGCTTACATCTGTCGGCTTGATCCCGCGCGCCGACTCCAAGATTGCCCGGAGCTTGCTACGCGTAATATCGCCGGCTTGTGCGTGTCCGTCAGTGGTTCCGGACACGATCATATTCGTCCAGAACTTACGCTTGGCGAATTTTCCTTCGACGAGGACAAATTCACAGTCAAGCATCTCAGCTTCGCCGGACTTGGACCGCTTGAGGAGTCCATCTTCACCGGCATTGCCGGGTCGGATACGCAATTGGACAACAGCGATCTCTCCGTTAGGAATGAGATCAAAGACTTGCTGTTCGGTAGCTGTATTGAAGTCAAATGTTCCCATGGCGGGATACCTCATCATGTGTTTTCAGGTTGATTGGCGGCAGGATGATCAACAGCGAGGGCGCCGCCGGCCCTCGTGAGCTTGTGAAAGAGCTTGCCAAGGTCCGGCTCCTCGACCTGGTCGAGCCGGCCGCTGCGGTCCTTGGCGGGGTAATGCCAAGGGTTGGGTGAGGTACAGACGAGCGCGCGGATCGGCGCGTCATCGCCAAACTTCACCCACCGCATGGTGATTATCTGGTCTACGATGGCGGGAAGCTCGCGGGACGTGCGGCTCCCTTCCATCTGAAGCCGGTGCTCGGTTCGGTTAAAGTCGTCAGTGACGGTCTCAAGGATCCCGAGAAAGACGACGTTGACCGCACGCGCCTGCTGCAAGTGCATTAGCCAGGCGCACATCTCGCGCGCATGCAGTCCATAAGCACCGCGCAGATCGCGCTTGCCGGAGCGTTCTGAGAATGCCTCCGGCTGCTGGGATGCCCACGCAAAGCACAGGCGACCGGCCGCGGTGATGCTATCGATAAAGAAGGTGCTGTATCGGCCAAGCCCCTCGGGATTATCGAACTTGTCGATTACGGCATCGAGATGTGCCTCAGAGTAGACGGCATCGGGCTGCACAGCGGGGTTGGCGCCAGCCAAATAAACAGCGGTGTCCCGCAGCTCCGGCCAGGTTCGCGGTCGCAATGTATCAACCGCCACATCCTGTACAGCGAGATCACCAGCCTCGATGTCGACGAATAGCGTTGTCGCCGGGTCGAGCGTGCGCAGGAGGCTGGTCTTACCCACACCGGTCGGGCCGACAATCAACATCTTCGCTCCGCGCGGCGCTGTGTTACGCGTGGCGGCTGGGATGATTCTGGTGGTCATGCCGCGGCGTCCTCTTCTGCAAATTCGAGTTCGCGCTTGAACGTCTGGACGAGGCGCCACTGATATTCGTTCACGTCATGCACGAATTGCCGGCGCAAATCGGCAAGCAGCAAATCGATCTGTGAGATCGACATATGCTTGAACGCCGACAGCCGATGCAGTTTGGATGCGATCTCATCAAACAATTCGTCTGAATCGATCCGAGTCCAATCAAGCGCTTGCCAAAGCGTTTCCACCGCAGCTTCGGTGCTGATCGTGCTCATACGGACTCCATCTCGAATCGGCAGTTGGTTGGATTCCAACGCCGTTTGCTCTTGGGGATAGAATTGAAGTTGTTGCGCTCGCGTTTGATGGCGAGCATCTTGTCGATGCGGGCACGCGTCTTTGCGCGCCGGCGTTGCTCGATTTCAGCCTGCACCTTGCTTTCTGACGTTGGCGCTGGCGCCGATGATGACGGGAACCCGCGCCATTCCTTCCATGCCTGCGCGCGCTGCTCGGCGCTGATGCGGAGGAATTCCGGGATATCGAGGTCCGCCCAAGGGTCGGTGTTGTTGTTCACGAACGTTCTTCCATAGAGCCCGCCGGCACCGCACTGGTGTCGGCGGGTAGGATTTGCTGGTGAGCAGAGCGTCGCGAGAGGACTTAGCGATTGCTTAATCGCCACCACATCGCGAAGTCTCGTTGCAGGCCATGCAGCGCGCGCGGGTCGAGCTGTTCGATGAAGTTGACAATCTCCCAGCCGATCGTCTCACGATCCGCTTTAATATTGGGATCGCACTGGGCGTACATGGCTCTTGCCTGAGCCCGTCGGAGGCGTTGCTGCGCGACCCAGGCTTTTCCCTGGTGCGAGGTGCCGCCACCCTTCGGGTGTGGCCTGTCGGCGAGTCGCACACGCGACCGACGAGCAGGGGGTTGGGGCTTTACTGAGCCCCAAGTGGGGTTATATGTTGAGGTTATGGGGATCACCCCCTTTCCACCTTTAGAGTTTACGCAGATGGCGGGACACACCCCGCCGTTTGCATTTTCGGAGGAAGCCGCGCCTCCGACCGCATTCCGCCTCACGCGGAATTGGTTGAAGCTCTCGAATCCGAACGATGTGGACGACCGCGCGAGCGACGGCCGGGGACAGGTAGTCCTTTTTTGGCGCGCTCTTTTAGAACGGTGATGTAGGCAGTAGCGGCACCGTATTCGGTGACGCGCATTCCAGGACCGGAACGGAAGCTGACGGGAAAATCAGGATCGTTCTGCCGCCGGCGCCAGAGCTCGGACTCTGACATCGCAAGCAGCTTGGCGAGATCCTTGTCGCGTAGAAGAAGAGGATGTTGGTTCATGGCGCCGCATGGATACGACGCCCGGCGCCACGCTATCTAGGACGCGAAGAATTCAAAAAGACGGACACGAAGGACTGCTATTTTTTGGGAGGAAACCACGCGGTCGATTCGTGGAGGAGGCGCCGTGCGTACCGGCCCTCGTTGTCGGGCATCTCAAACTCTTTCTCCGTCATCCGCTCCCGATCGGCGTCATAGAGCGACTTGTCCGGATTAAGGCCGAGACCGAACGCGACAACATCAAACCATGGATATATTGTCTGTCTGCGATCCTTGTTGTCGGCGACGAATTTCTTGAATTGCTCGGCGTACTCAGCCGGCACCTCGTACGTTGACAATGGCGCCGGGTAATATGTCTCCTTCACCTCAGCGACGAGGGCATCAAAATTTTCCCCAATGCGCTCGGCATCCCTCATGTTTTTGTGGATCAGCCGTATGATGCGCGCGCGCTTGTCAAGCATTGTCGCCTCAGTGTGCCGTCAGCTGTGCCGGCTCAGCTTCCAACTAAACGTATGGTTTTCTTAGGTTGTGCCGCTGTGCCGTCTTCTGGGCAGTACCGGCGCCATGCATCTTGAAACTGATCGCGCGTGTAACCCTTCCGGCTCACTCTGCGACTGTTTGCCGCCCACTGGATCGATTTAGATCGGATGTGGAAGGCGCGCAGAAGATGAGCGAGATACATCTGTGTCAACTTGCGTCCCGGATGACCATCGTCCCAATCCGCCCAGTAATCGTTGAGCTCGTGCAGAGCGGCGACGAGATCCATACTCGCGATACGATCGACACCCCGCTGCCGTAGGACCAGCCTGATATCCCCGAGGAGGGCGACGCTGGGATCCACGTCCGCACGGTTGGCCTTCAGCTTCGTCGCCGCAGCGCGCGCCTCCGGCCCGGCGCTGAGGCTATCCGCAACACTGAAAATGGCGCGCCAAGTGTCGGCCAGCCGATGAGGAAGGCCAGCTACGTCCGGATTTTCATCCAGCTGTACCGTCTGCGCCCACTGCAAAATAAGCTTGCGCGTCACGGTAAACTGCGAGCTGAACGTGTCGAGCCGATCGATCGGCACATCCGGCGGGGGCTTGTGCATGTTAATGACGATGCTGCGATCGAGCAGCTGTAGTGACAAAGAATGCGCGCCGATCGCCGCCATGGCGACGGGCGCGTAAGTTTTGAGCAGTTGCGACCGACCGTCGATCACGAGGGAGGCGGCACCGCCAACCTCCCAGCCGCCGTGGAGCACCCTTTTCAGTACATCATTATTTCGCAAGTTTGCCTGGTCGAATTCATCGAGCAGAAAAACAGGCAGCGGACGTTGCCGGTAGATGCTCGCAGGGCTCACATGGTCCGCACGCCATGGATTGGGGACAAGCTGCTCGATCAGCGCAATGGTGGTTGTCTTTCCGCATCCGCGCACGGGCGAAATCAGCGCCAATCGGGGCGAATGCCTGAACCTGCGGTAGATCCACGTGTGCAAAATCCACAACGCGATCGCGGTACACTCCTCAGGGGCGACGTAGATGTGCCGCCGCACAAGCTCGTGCACGAGATTGAAAACGTTGATGTGAGGTCCCGATTGATCCGCCGGCTGATCGGGCGGTGGTGGCGGCGCATCATCACCAACATTATCGTCGGCGTAGACGGCCGCGATTATCGCGGCGACATCGTTCCAGGTGCAGCCGTGCTTCTGGAGCAGTCTCTCAAGCTTGCCGCGTGCCGCCTCGCGCTCGGGTGCTTTGTCCGATCCGAGCATGACCGCATGAAGTTTGCAGATGACCTTACATACTTTTGGGGATGGTAGCGACATGACGGCACGCCGGCACAGTTGTGCTTTTTCAAGCAGTTAGCTTGGCACATGATCGGCACAGGTGCCGGCACGAACCGTGAAGAAAGAAGAACGGATGGTGATTTATGGGGTATCATGGGGTGCTACGCAATACGGTTTCCATGGCTGTCCCCAACCCCTGAATTAACGCCCCTCATTCGCACGTTCCGCAAGGTCGATCACATCGGCCTGGCGGTTCTCCAGAATGGCGGCCAGCTTCTCCGCCCAAAGTTCGTAGCCGCGGCGGCGCTCATCCATGTAGGCGTACTGGTCGTAAACCTTGTGCAGCCCCGGCTTGGTGTGCGCGAGCAGAAGCTCCCGCACGAGATCGCCGCCCGGGACGGGTAGCTCGCTCAATCGCGTTCGCATCGATCGGCGGACGTCATGGATCACCCAACCTTTGAGTTCAGCCTCCGGATCTTCTCGCCGGAGGTCTTCGAGCATCAAGGCGTCGAGCTTCTCCTTTGCCACCGTAAAGGAGGTGAAGGGCCGACTGCGCCGGTTGTTCGGGAACAGGAACTCCTTGCTGGTGCGCGGCAGCGAATTGATGATCTCGACCATCCGCGGGATCAGCGGAACCACGTGCGCGGCACCGTTCTTCATCCGCTCGCCTGGGATCACCCACTCCCTCTTGCCAAGGTCGAACTCGGACCAGCGTGCGTCCGAGACTTCGTTGCGCCGCAGACCCGTCAGGGCGAGTAGTTCGACGATCGACCGATACTGAAGGTCCATGCGTTGCACAGCGCGGAAGAGCGCTCGCCATTCCGGGTCGGTCAGGACGCGATCCCGGAGCGACCGTTTGCCGACGAGGTCTTTAGCCCGCAGCTTCTCGCAGGGCGATTCCTCTATGCCGAAGGTGCCGCGGGCGATTGCCCAGGAGAAGAGCCGCTGTGAGACCTCCAGCACACGCCTGCCGGCCTCGGGGATTTCGGCATCCACCAGCGCCTCGACACGCTCCCGCACATGGTCGCGTGTGATCGCGGTCAAAGGCATGTCGCCCCAGGTCGGGAGGAGATGTTTATCGATTGTCTGCCTGACCGCACGCCCGCGGCGTAGGTTGCCGAGCTTGCGCTTCTCATAGATGTCCACAGCCTCGCGGAATGTCACGGGCGCGGGTGCGGCCTTGGCAACAGCTTGGGCGGTCTTCTGGGCGGCACGAGTAGCTTTTTGCTCAGCACAGGGATCGCGGCCCTGGCGGATCTGGCCTCGGAGCTCGCGCGCTTTCTCACGAGCATCCTCAATCTTGAACTCGCCAACACGTCCGATCGTGTAGCGACGCCGTATGCCGGCGAACGAGTACAACAAGATGAAGGAGCGCGCACCTTTGCCGGTGATCCTGATCCCAAAACCAGGGATCTCGCGATCAAACTTTTCTCGTCGTTTACCCGGCTTCGGAGCCTTGAGCTTGCGGATACCAAGTTCGCTTAGTGGCATTGCAAATAAGCGCCCTAACGCTTGTGTGGGGTAGTTCTGGGGTAGCAAGAAAATGCGGGCAAGCATGAAACCGCATGAAATCCCTTGGTACACCGAAACGGCAGAAAAGCAAGCAACCACGGGGCCTTTTTCAATAGACGGCCATTGAATCCGCTGCCGATTTCCCGCCGGTGGGTACTTTCTGTTCAAATAGCCGGCCGTTCCTGAACGTTTGTTGCCAACATTGCAAAAACATAATGTTCGGCACGCCTCGT